GAGACCAGAATTTTATGGTCAAGTCGTTGTAGCAGACGTAAACTATGTATAATAGTTTGGTCAGTTAGTCGTCCGAGATTTTTAATCTCAAATAAAATAAGCCCTCATTTATTGGGGGCTTTTTTTATGTCCGAAACTATTTATTACTATATGGAGAGTATTATGGAAATAACAATATACAAAATAACAAGTCCAAGTGGTAAAAACTATGTGGGTAGAACTAATAATTTTGTTCAACGAATAAATGAGCATAAGAGTAACGCTACTAGAGATAATAGGAGAACATATAATTTTCCAATATACAAAGCAATTAGAAAGTATGGGTGGGACAATATGAAATCTATAGAACTTGCTAAATGCACAGAATCCGAAATGGCTGATTTGGAATTATTTTATATTTACAAATATGATGGGTTTAATGGATATAATATACAGCAGGATACTTCTGGTGGGGGAGATGTTTGGGAAGGGCGTTATGACACTCCAGAATATAAACAGTTTATAGAAAAAATGAAAGATATAAATACTGGCTACAAAAACGGAATGTTCGGTAAAAAACACAATGCTGAAACAATAGTAGAATTAAAAAAGAAAGCAAAAGGTCGTTTTTCACTTCCCTGGTTTCAAGATAAGTATGGGAAAACAGAGGGTCAAGTTAAATATGATGATAGATGCCTGATGTTAAAAAATAGAGTGGTAAAGAAGGATAAGTATGGAAGGTTTACAAAATGAAAATGACTAAATCAAAATTAAAAGAAATCATTAGAGAAGAAATACTTAACGAGCTGGATTATAAAAAACTCGTTCCAATTCAATTAGACAATGTGATGATATCATTAAATAAAATTGGTAGAGCAAATGCACTTGGTAAAGTAAAGGCAGTTAAACGATTTTACATGGATGCATTTAAGAATTTTAAAACACTTAAAAAATCAATAGATAAATTAACATGATATGGTAGATTTACCAGTTAAAATATCCCTATTTATAGAGGGTTTTATATTTATAGTTGAAGAAATATATTTATTTTAGGAGATTATAATGCCACAAACAGCAATATGGCCAGGAAGTAGTTCATTTGCTTCAGGACAAACTCCATTTGGAATTTATGATAGTGATACTCAATTTTCTGGATCTGGAATTAATTCTGTAGATAGATTTTCAGATTGGTGTGCTAAAAGATTGGGATATCCAATTATGGATGTAGAGATGCAATCCGGCTCGTTTTATGCGGTTTATGAGGAAGCGGTCACAGAATATTCAGCACAAGTAAATCAATTTAATATTAAAGATAATTTATTTAATTTAACAGGTCAATCCACTGGGTCAAATTTGACACATAGAAATATTACGCCTACACTTGGTAGAACTGTTAAATTATCTAATAGATATGGGACAGAAGCTTCTACTCCAGTTGGTGGGAATGTAAGCTTAAGAAGTGGTTCTCTTACTGTCGATAGTGGTTCACAAGTTTATGATTTAAATGCATTATGGGCAAATGTATCAGAAAGTGGTAAAGCTATAGAAGTTAGACGACTTTATCATGGACCAACTCCTGCAATTCAAAGATATTTTGACCCATATGCAACTACTGGATATGGAACTCATAAAATGATAGAAGGATTTGGATTTGGTGGAATGTCTCCAGCGGTAACTTTTACATTAATGCCTATATTTGAAGATATGTTAAGATTACAGGCTATTGAATTAAATGATGAGATTAGAAAATCAGCATATTCATTTCATTTGGTGAACAATAAAGTGAGAATATTTCCACTTCCAACAACTAATTTTAAAATATGGTTTGAATATTATTTAGTAAGTGATAAAGAAGATTCAACCAGCTCTGATCACGGTGGGTCATCATTGGCTTCAATATCAGATTTTTCTAATGTTCCATATAATAATATGGTATATAGTCAAATTAATGATACTGGGAAGCAGTGGATTCGTAAATATGGATTGGCTTTAGCTAAAGAACTATTGGGAACAATCAGAGGTAAATATACTAGTATTCCAATTCCTAATTCAGAAACTACTTTGGATGGAGATGCATTACGAAGTGAAGCTCAAACTGAAAAGGAAATTTTAGTTACCCAGTTACGTGAAATGTTAGAGGAAACAACTCGTAGGTCATTGATGGAAAGAGATAAAGATGAATCTGATATGTTACTAGAAAAGTTGCAAAAAGTACCTTTGCCAATTTATGTAAAATAGGATTAAAATATGCCAAGTCGTTTTTTAAGTCAAACAGATAGAAATTTTTTTACTTCTATAAATCGCGAATTGGTTGGTAATTTAAAAAATGAAAAAGATGGAATTATCAATCAAACTTGTGTATTATATAGAGTATCAGCTGCAGATACTATGACAAATCTGTATGGGGAATCGTCTGCTGGTAAAACATATTTAAAGGGAGTTAAATTACCCTGTTTGATACAAGCTGACGATTTTGATTTTAATACAGAAGAATTTGGAGTTGATTTAAGACAAACTGCTCAATTTTGGTTTGAAAGAGAATATCTCACAGAATTGAGTTTAGTTATTGAACCAGGTGATATCTTCGATTGGAATTATGCACATTTTGAAGTCGGAACTATGAATGAAAATCAATTAGTTGGTGGACAAGTTGATAGTAATTGGTCTGTAGTATGTAATTCATTCTTAATAAGACGATCTAATTTACAAATTGAAAGGCAAAGAGGTAATTAGTGGCTAGATCAAAACCTATACCAAGAACTATTAGACAAAGATTTACTACTCCACCAATGAATCGTGGATTGGCCAAAAAGCGTGGTGATAATGTAAAGAATGTAGAAGTTACATTGATGGATCATGATGCGGCTATTATGTATTATTTTACTAATGTGATACAACCTACAATTATGGAAGCTGGTGAAGTTGTAAAGGTACCAGTTTTATATGCAAATCCTGAAAGATGGCAATCTATTCGTAAAACTGGTCATTTAAGAGATAAAAAAAGACAATTAATTACACCATTGATTGTTTTTAGAAGGACGTCTATACAAAAAGATGAAACTTTACCTGTAGATAAGTTAGATGCCAACGATCCAAAATTATTTTATACTTTTGAAAGAAAATATACAAATAAGAATAGATATGATAAGTTTAATGTTCAAAAAGGATTAACAAAATCTAAAGAATATTATACTGTAGCAATGCCAGATTATATGACAATGACATACGAATGTATAATTTGGACACCGTTTATTGAACAAATGAATGCTATTGTTGAAAAAATTAATTATTCTGATGGTGCATATTGGGGTGAACCTGGAAAATTTAAATTTAAAGTAAATATAGATAGTTTTGAAAACAATACAGAGATGGCGGATAATGAGCGTCTTATTAAAACTACCTTTTCTTTTAATTTTAGGGGATATTTGGTTCCAGAATCATTTAATGATTATGTTACTACTACAAAATATTTTAGTCCATCAAGAATAGATATTATGGATGAAACAGATGGAAGTTTTTCTACAATGTATAGACCAGATACTAAAACAGAAACAGTTAGGATTTTAGGAACATCATTGGGATCAAATTTACCAAACGGATTGGCAGGAGCAACAGATTTTATTAGAGGAGTGTCACCTTCATCAGGTCAAGAAATACAAGATTTACAATTTACTAATATCTATGGTGGAGATACTAGATATATAATGAGATATGGTGGAGAACCTACTAGTTCTGCAGATACTAAAGCGGTTTTGACTCTTGGATATGTAAGTGCTTCTTTTTTGGAAAACTTTTCATATTTGTCTGGGTCACAATCCTCATCATTAGATACTGCGCCGACACCAGATAGACAAAATTATATAATATCGGTACCTTCAGGACATAAAATAAGAAATGGGTCTGTTTCAGTTGGAGTAAATGGTCAAATTTTAACTAGTCCAGCTAATCAAGAGGATACTTCAAGTTCCAAAGATTTTTTTATGTCTTCATCGAGCGCTGGATTTATTAGTATAAATAAAAAACATAGTAGCGCAAGTACAATACAGGGTATTGATTTAGATGAAAATGATAATATTACAATAAATTATAGTTTGATAATAGTATGATAACACAATTAGAAGGATATAAGGGAAATTTAAGAAAATTTGTTTCAGCGGTAAGCGAATCAATATTTAATGCTGATAAACTTCAATTTACTGATGAGTCAGGTTCAAATTTACCTTATAGAATGAATAATTTAGACGGAGATCCAACGATTAAATATGATATTATGTCTATGGGGGCGATGAAAGATTTTAGTAGGGAAAGAGTAAGGGAATTAGGATTTACTGATATATCTACATCTACTTCAGATTATCAGGAGTTTGATTTAAGTGTATTTCATTCTGTTTCGAAATATCAACCTAGACCTGCTTCTTTTAAGTTTTCAGTTAATCAAATTCAACAAATTAGTAAACCGCCATGGACAACTGCAATAGGTACAGACTTTTATTTTGCTGATAATTATAAAAAAGTAAGGCTTAGAAAATTAACTATTGACACCAGTGGAGTAGCGGGGACGATTAAAGGTATAACTTTAAAAAGTGGTGATCAAATTATTTTTAGATATAAAATACAACCAATAGATTTGGATTAAATTATGGCATTAATAGATTTAACAAGACAAGCACAAGCTTCAACAATTGCAAAACAAGTTTTGAGAGTTGGTAGTGCTATAAACCCAGCTACGGGATTATATGATGTAATTTGGGATGACTTTACTCAAGATGATTTAGGAACTGGTTCTCTAGATGCAGGTCTTACAGGGATTGTACAAGGTGCAAATTATTATTTATATGATGATACTGGTGGTAATATATATACTTCTGGAAGTTATGGTAGTCAGTTAATAATGACTTTAAATCCAGCGGGTTATATGACTGGATCATTGAAAATTTATGGTGATTTAATTGTAGAGGGTAGTCAAAGTGTAGCAAATGTTGCTACAATGCAAGTAGAAGATCCAATTATAGATTTAAATTTTACAGGATCCACTGCGTTAAGTTCAGCGGACGCTGGAATGAGAGTTGGTAGAAGTGGTGCGACAAACGCCCAGTTAATATGGGATCATTCTGAATCAAGATGGGCATTAGATAATGCTACTGGAGCAAATATTAATATAGTTGGTGTTTCTACAACCGATACATTAACCAACAAAACAATTACTTCACTGGCATCTTCTACTATGGGGAGTAACGCCGATTTAACATTTAGTGGTGGGGGAGAAGTATTAGGATTACCAGCAACTGCAAGTTTAAATACATCAGCTACCTCAAAACTTTATGTAGACCATAGAAATGAATTTTTAAGAAAATCTTATGTAAAGAAAGCTGCATCTTTTAGTGGAGCTGTAACTTTAAATGATATATCTGGATATGAGACAGCAAGTTTTACTGCTACGATGGCATCTGCACCAAGTGGATTGACTTCAGTTGGTGAAAATGATTTTGTATTTTTCTTAAATGGACAATATATGGAACATGATGCATTAGAAGTACAACAAAGTGGTAGTAATTTTCTTTTAAAAGTTAATACTACTTCAATAGGTTATGTATTAGAGGGTGATGACGAGATTATCGCTCACGGAAAATTTGATTCTTAATAAATTAATTCTATCTTCCACTTTTCTTTTACTACTTTTAGATATTTATAATAGATATGAGGAAACGTCATTGGATCGATCGTAAAAACAGAAAATGTCCTGATTGTAGGAGAATGATTACTTATACAAGAAAAGACACTTTTGATAGAGCAGTAGGTAACAATTCTGTATGCAAATCCTGCGCTCAAATGGACAGAAAAGTTTCAATGGATACTATAGAGAAATTGAAACAACCTAAGACTAATACTCATAAAAAACGTATTTCTAAAAGTATGAAAATTTATTGGGAAAATTTAAAACGAGAAGAGAATGGCACTTATACACAGCCGACAATTAAATCCTAAACTTACAGGTTCTTTTACCTTATCAGGTTCGATAGTTGCTACTGGAGGAGTAGGAACTATTAGTGCGTCTAAATTAGCTGGAGATGGAAGTTCTTTAACTAATATTCCAATTACTGGTATTGATGGTGAATTAGGAATTTTTATCAAAACTGGATCGGCGTATTCTACTACAAATGATGTACAATTAACAGGTTCATTAAAAGCTAATACGGTAGCATCATCATCAACTGCAATTTATACAAATAATCTTACAAATGGATATCCAACTTCTAATGCATGGGGAACTGGTTTAGATGGAAGTTATTTTAATAATTTTGATAACACAACTCATGTAAGTGAAATTTTAAGATTTGTTGCAGGTGCAATGAGTCATTCTTTGGATGTGGCAGACGCTTCACCAAATACAAAATATTGGAATACATTAAGTACATCTCATACAGAAGGTTCAACTACATCAAAAGGTTCATTATTAGATGGAGTATTGGGTTCAACTTATGAAAACGCGAGGTTATCTCAACATTGGACTTCTTCTGCGTTTATAGATATGAGTGATACAGGTTCATACAAAGAACTTCAAGATTATTTAATGGCAAAAGGTTGGGTACAATCAAGTGATTTGGGTGATTGGGGAAATGATACAGGAACTAATCCATTTCACGGAAGTTATGCATCTCGTATTCCTTCAACAATACAAACTCAAGCAACACATGGTACAAATTCACTTACCGTTACTGCAAATGCTGGTGGTTCAAGTGGTGTTTATAGTAATTCAAATTACTTTGGTTTAGGTGGATTAACAAGTGGGGGAGCAACAGCGTACTATGTAAAAACTATAGCATCTCATTCATTTAGTGATAATTACGCAGACGCTACACCAGATGAAAATTCAACTTTTACAACTGCATCATATACAGATTATTCTATAAGTTCTTTTGGAACATCAAATGGATTAGTATTATCAAAAATTGTAACGGCACAACCAGCAGTTATTCCATCTGCGTACCAAGACGGTGATTTTAATAGTGTAGCTGGACCAATTAGTGGAAGATTTTATACTGGGGGAGCAACAAGTGCAACAAGTATTTCTGCAAGTGGATATTATGCAACACATGATGTTGTGGCAGGATTAAAGTCAGGTTCTCAATCAGAGTTTACGTTTAAGAATGGAAGTGATTCAAATACAAGATTTTATTTATATTATAATATAACAGAAGACATTACAAATAGTCAACCTACAGCAGTAGTAACAAGTAGTGCTGACATAACTGCATTTTCAGCCACATCAAGAAGTTTTAGTGGGGCACCTTATTTATTAACAAATACATATACTGTTACTTTTGAATCAGAAGTAAGTAAATCATTTGATCCTTGTTATGGGTATGGTAGTTCGGTGTTGGTTAATAGTAATACAACTGATGAATGGGAAAATATTGGTTCAACAACTTTATCAAATACTACTTGTACAGTAAATAATAGTGGTGTTTCATCAACAGGAAATAATACATATGTAATTGATAGTACTAAAACTACAAAGAGGAGTTCAAGTGGTACACCACACGTTTCTGATATAGCAGTTGTTAGTTCTTCTCTTTCTTTTACTTTAGATAGTAATACTGAAAATGTATCACAAAATAGGTCAACGGATGAAGCAAGAAATTATTCATTAATATTTAGAGCAAGAGGTAGAAATTGGAAAAATACATCAGCAGATTCTACTTCTGGTACATTTTCATTATATGATGCTTCGAGATTTGGACAAGTAGCAGCAAGTGGTTCAATGGCAGTTTATAGTAGAGCACAAGGATATGATTCAAACACTTTACAAGACACGACCGAAACATTTACAGGTGAAGATTTTAGAATAGTATTAGCAGATAATGTTCAAGCTTTCAATGGAGCATATTTTACAACTGATAGTTTTCAGACCAATGATGAGGGAGATAGTGTATTAGGTAATTATGATTTACAAGTTAAACCTGGATATTTGGTAGAACCAGGTGGTGATTATGGATATTGGTTTGCAGAGAATTTTGGTAGTGGAGATTACAAATATTATATAAGAAGATTTCAAACACCAGGTAGTACATATTCAAGTATGACTCTTGACGTAGGTAAAACATTGGTTAATTGGGCAGCAACTACATCAGATAGTGTAGCAGCAACTATATTATTTGAGAGTTCTGGCAATGGCAGTGGTAATAACGCTTCTTTAGGTGTTGCAAGAATATATGATCCAACAAAATTAACAAGTAATTTGATTGAAGCAGATATGGCAGCAGATAATTTTAAAAATCCATTCTCTACAGCAATTAGTTTGTATGGGAATACGGGTGGAAGTAAAAGTTCTACAGAATATACTATACCAATAAGAAATGTAGATGGAATGTATTTAGATGCAAATGATAATGAACTCTATGTGATAATTAGATATAAGGGAGATCCATCTCCAGTAACTTCAATAACATTGAGTTATAGTTAGGAATAAAATATGGCAACTTTAGATAAAGAAAAAAAATCAAGTCGATTATTAGCGTCAAGACGATATACTCACGAAACTCTTGGAGCATCTCAAGAAGCATTTACAAATGTACTTGATTTACAATCATCTGAGATTTATACTGAAGCAGGGTACATACCATCTTCGGGATTACCTTATAGTGGAAGTGCTGATATTAATTCAACATATACTTCAGGTAGTAAATCTGTAATGAAGTATTGGTATAGACAAAAATTAACAAAATCAAATACTAATAATGAAGTTTGGTTTTTTCTAAGTCCAACGGGTAGTGATAGCGGAATCGGTGCTCAGTTGATTAGTGATGACCAAGAGGTGAATTTTATATCACCTAAATATTCAACTTCGGCGTTAGCAACTTCCACAACCGAAGATACCACACCAGGATATTTAGCAGCTTTATATAAATCTTCGGCAGTTAGTCATAGTTTACAGACTGGCTCATTAGATAGTGATGATATAGTTTCAACTAATGATTATCAATTTGATTATAAAACTGGAGTATTACAGTTTATGAATTCTTCAGTAGATCCAACTAATAGTGATTATCTTTATATGACTGTTTATCAATATGTGGGTAAAACTTTAGCAACAGGACTTGAAGTACAAGGTGATATAGAAGCAACTGGAAACATAACAGCTCAACAATATATTATATCTTCATCAGTAACAAATATAACTACTCAAGCTATAAGTGGTTCAACTATGTTTGGTAATACAACTGATGATACTCATAAAATGACAGGATCATTATACATTAAAGGTGGATTGACAGTAGAAAATTTAGGAACTTTGACCAATAGAGATGATTCTGGTACATTAGATTTGGGTGATGCGTTTAATTAGGAGTAATTGATGGCAAGAAAAAAACCTACACCTAAAATACAAAAGAAAGATATTAATAGAGGTAGGGAAACAAAAAGAGATGATAGTGTAAAAAATGTTTCTGTAGAAATTATGGATATGGATTCTGCTATTATGTATTATTTTAATGAGGTAATACAACCAATAGTAGAGGAAGCTGGAGAACAAGTTAAAGTACCAGTTTTATACGCTAATCCAGAAAGATGGGTTTCTATTAGAAAGACAGGATATTTACGTGATAAAAAAAGACAATTAATTACACCATTGATTGTATTTCAACGAACGGGAATGGAAAAAAATACAAGTATTCCAGTAGATAAATTGGATGCTAATGATCCTAAATTACATTATACATTTGGAAAGAAATGGAGTAATAAGAATAGATATGATAAGTTCACTGTACAACAAAATTTAATACCTCAGAACGAATTTTATAATGTAGCAGTTCCAGATTATATGGTATTAAATTACGATTTTATTATTTGGACTGCTTATATGGATCAAATGAATAAACTTATAGAAAAAATAAATTTTAGTGCGGGATCATATTGGGGGGAACCTGGTAAAATGAAATTTAGAACTATTATAGAGACTTTTACAGATGCGACAGAAGTGGCAGATAATGAACGAACAGTAAAAACTGAATTCAGTATAATTTTAAATGGATATTTATTACCTAAGTCTTATAATGATTTAATTACAACACAAAAATATCTTAGTCCAAAAAGAGTGATAATGAAAGAAGAATTAATGTAAATGAAACCACTAAAATTTATTACTAAAGATATTTATAGTAGAAGAAAAGTAATTTCTAGGAGAAATATTTAATGGCACAGATCATTAAACATCGAAGAGGAACACTAGCAAATTTAAGCGGTGTGAATCTAAATAATGGTGAAATTGGAGTAGTTACTAGTTCAGTAGCTAATATTGGTGACGCAGCATTAAAATCTGCATTAGTAGTAGGGCATACTGATGGAACTAATAGATTGCCTGTTTCTAGGTTATCTTATGGTACAGCTGTACCAAATTTAGGTGGAATTACTGGTGGATCAAATTTTAATGATTTGATTCACTATGATTCAGACAATTATAAACTTTATAGATTAAATTCCGGCGGAAATACAGATTTAGATTTAACTGGGGCTATAGCTGGTAGAGCTATTACAGGATCTTTAGAGATTACTGGAAATCTTACAGTTGGTGGAAATCTAACACTTGGAGATGCGGCTACAGATTCAATATCTTTTTCTGCAGATGTAACCTCAGATATTATACCAAATGCTAGTGATACATACGATTTAGGTAGTGAT